GGGTTTTCCTACCTGTTGATTGGTGGGCAAGGACGCATTCAATATAGTTACAAATTGTTCATACCAATTTGGATTTGTAGTATCATTCCAATTAATAATAATGTTATTAAGGTTTATGCCATTACTATCAGTTAATGACTCTGTAGTTTGTATGCTATCAACTTTAATTAATCCGCTAGCTGCTATATTTCTTTTTGGGATGTAGCTAACTAAACTAGCTAATTTTAGTACACTATCTCTACGCTCAGCAGTATCAATAAAGTTTTCTCTAGCATTTAAATCTGTTCTAAATGCCAGATTTTGTCCTAAAAAGGCAATTAAATCAATTAATGCAATGTACTCACTGCTTTCTATAAAATCATTAAAATCTTCTGGATAGTATAGCTTTAAATAATCAATCATTGCTTTACGCAATGTTTGAAAATCATAGCTTTGAAAGTCTGCATTCTGAAAACTTTCGTATATTTTAGTCCAATCTTGATTAACTAAAAGGTTGTTTTGTCTAGTTGTAATTGCCATTAAATCACCGTTTTACATATTTATTTTTGTAATAATATACAATGTTAATTGGGTCAATTAACATTTAAACTATTTGTTGTATTATTAAAATCTAGTGTTAAGACAGCAGTTTGATCTGTACTTATATACAAAAGGGATAGTTCGATCTGTATACCTCTATCATAAGTAGTAACTACAATATCTGTAGCTGCAACTCTAGGATCATTTGCTATAATATTTTGCACATCTTGTACAATTAAAGTTTTATTATCTTCAGTTAAAGGTTCAAAAATCATATCCCAAATTATTGTTCCAAATTCAGGATTCATCAACTTCTCGCCTTTTCTAATATTAAAATGATTTTGAATATCGGTCTTAACTAGTTCAAAATCAGTGATTCTGAAATTTTTAGTTTTGTTAATACTGCTAAAACCTTTATAAGTTGCCATAATTTAATATTTATACTGGATTTCTAGTAGCATTACTAGCAGTAATAATTTCAGTCTGTGTTTGACTAAACCTACCTAATTGGAAATAACTGGATAAAGTTGTGCCATTTGAGTCTCTAGCATCTAAGCCACCTTTAGCCCATTTATTAACACCATCTGGTCCACCCAAATGAGCAGCAGCTAAGAATCCTGACACAACTTCTGGGCTAGAATTATCGTTAACTAAACCTAAGTCTTTTAATCTGTTATAATTTTTTGCAGTATAATTCTGCATTGCTTGTTCTTGGATTTGTGGGCTATCTAAAAATTCTTGTAGATTGGCAGGCTTTCCAGGTCCACCTATCCAGTTGTTAGGATTATTTAATGCCTCTTGGGTTTGTGGCGTACCAGGTTTGACCAGTTCTAGTCCTTGTAAAGCAGCTGAACCTAATTGATATTTTCCTTGATATCCATTATTGTTTTTATCGCTTACTGCATAGTTGCCTGTACTTTCTGAATAGCCTATTTGTGCCATATAAGCCTGTGTTTGATCTTTAGTTAAATTTCCTATATTTTCACTTGGCGTTGGTTGTGAAACAAAACTGGACACTGGAGCCTTTTTAGCTTGATTAATTGGTTGTCTAATTGCATTTGCAACTCCAGGCAATTGTGCACTAATAGATGATAGATCACTGGCATTACCAGTTAACGAAGATAAATTTACTAATCCCTGTTGATTGGCTGCATTACTTACATTATTAATTCTAGACCCTATTCCAGTTCTATCGTATGGTTCATGTGTAGGTATTTTGTAATTAATGGAAATTAAACTTGCCGTGGGTTCTTGAGTCCATAAATCTACAAAAGGCAAATTATTTGGGGTAAACTTGGCAGTATCAGTTGATACTGGAAATCTAACACCTTTTACATCTTTTAATTGGTATTTTCTAATTGACGCAGGTGGTCTTATGTTAGCACCACTGCCACCACTATTAAGATATATTGCAGAACCAGCAATATTAATCAAACTTGATGAGTTAATTGAAACTCTGCCCGATCCTGATAAATTTGCTGATCTGCCTTGCAAGTTAAGATAATTTGAATATATATTAGCATTATTAGTAGCATTTACTTTGAAAAATGCAGTTTGCAGATTAATATCTTGATCTGCATTAAAATTAATCTGTGTAGCGTTAAAGTTCATTTTACCATCTGCATGAAATAGCATATTTCCTTCTGTTCTTACTGCAAAATCGCCTTGATTATAAATTAGTAAATCTCCAGAGTTTGTTAGTTCTATCCAATTTTTACCACTTGCAGTAGATATGTACATAAATCCATCAGTGTCGTTCATAATAATTTGATGACCTGCACTACTTCGCAACCTAATTAAATTATTTTTACCTGTAAAATCTCCATCGTCCATTACAAAAGAATGACCACCGATTCTTGCTTTAACTTTAAATGTTTCCGCATAAGTTTCATTTATATTTCTGGTTTTTACACCTGCTAATATTGTAGGATCTTTACCTGGGTCATTTACAGGCCTACCCGGTGTTATAAATCCATATACAGTAGACAAAGGATCACGCTGACTGCTGGAAGTAGTAATTCCACGATCAGGATCAGCATCTAATCCTTGGTTCCATAATTGTGTTATTCGAGGGAGATGCAATGGTCTCTTATCTGTACTATACCAATCTTTTGTAAAATTATTTGGGTTTTCCTCGTTTATTTCACCAACTGGATAATTTTGATTAATTGAAATTAGTTGTTGTAATTCAGGAGGTATACTTTCTTCCATTAATAATTTGCCGCTTATTGCACCTATATCTGGAACCATATTTCTGCTTAATTTATTAGAAACACAGGCAAACCAATAGCCGTATTGTCTTTGTCCTGCTGGAAAACAACATAAAATTTCACTTTCTAAATCAGGCATAGGTACAGACATACCATAACTTTGTCCTGTAATAGTAAATAATCCTGGGTCTTTAGTTTGTTCTCCTACAGTACTACCTAAAAATGGGCTTGCATAGGTTACTTGTGGTAAACTGAAAGGTTTTGTTGGATCATAAGTGCTGAATCCAGGTATATAAACATATAATCTTCCACTTCTAAACTCAGTATCTATTGCTTTTACTACCCCAACATAAATGCCATATGCAGTAGATATAGGAATATCTGATTGTGTAATATCTATAAAATCTACATGTTGTTTTTTAAAATAATTTTGATTTGCCATTTATATTTAGAATCCTGCTAAATTGATTTCACTAATAAAATTCAATGATGAGTCCAACTCAGCTGCCTCAAAGGAACCAAGCAATGCTAAATCAGGACCACTAAGTGAGGAGCCTAACTCAGCTGCCTCAAAGGAACCAAGCAATGCTTGATCAGGAACATTAAAGGCACCCTGAATAGCTTTTGCCGCACTATCTATTCCTTTACCTATTACATTGCTTACCGCTCTTGTTGCTACCGAAACGCCTATTTGAGTTAACATAGCAGGTATTGCTGCTGCGGCTTGTAATCCACCTATCAAACCATTTAAACTAGCCACTGCACTTGATGCATTATTCACAACTGATTGTTGACCATATAATATGCCTGCAGTTCTTCCCAATGCCCCTGCTGTACTTCTAATAGGAACATTTAATAAATTTGATGGTCTATTATTGTTAACATTTCTAGCTAAACTTAACGCTTTTTCTAATTGATCTCTATTACTTTGTAGTTGGTCGTCTGCCTTTTTTAATTGTGCTAAACTTTGTATAGGTGATCTTACAATATCTAGAACCTGTTCAAATTTTCCTCTACTAAACACATTTTCAATAGTTATAATTTTATAAATGCCACTGAAAGCATTATAGGTAAATATGCCGCCATAAGGGTCTCGATTAGGAATTGCAACTCCAAAGGTGTCATCATAGTCAACTGGACTGTTTATGTTTAGTTGAATAGTTAAATTACCCGTATCCATCCATAAACTACCACCGTTATTATTAATTCTTATGTCTTTCTTTTGGAAAAAATAACTATTATAGAAAATATCATCTTGTTTTATAAAATCAGGATCACCTAATATTTTAAGTTTAACATTTATCATGTCCCCACGACTATCTAAGTTAATAGAATGTAAAACACTGGCTGCTAACTCTTGTTGATTTAATATTTTGCTACTGCCTGAAGTGCCTTGATATTGCGTTTGACCTGAATGCAAGTGAATGGTATATTGCTGAGTAGGATCTATGGGATAACTATTCCTTTGATCAAATAAACTATCTATCTGTCTTGCTATATCTTCTGGCTCCAGTTCTGGCGCCAGATCATGAGCAGTATTTTCTTGCGTTCTATTAACAGGTAAAGACAAATTATATAATAGATTAAAATCTACGCTTAAATCAATTACTTCAGTATTTTTACCTGTAAAGATATAATCATATTTTTTTACTTGCGCAGTAGGCAATCCATTTGCTACATAAGGATGACTAGCCCCATATATATTATATGGAAACACATAATAAATTGTTTTAGTGCCAAATGTTTTCCTAAATGTATCATATTGCTTCAATTCTACTCTAGGCACAATTTTATACCATTTAAGAGGGGTGTCTCTATTAATATCACCATATGGTGATATTTGATCTGTAAAATAACTACTATTCCTTACAACAAATTCAATTAGTTTATCAATAATAGTACCAGCTGGTACAGTAATATACACACCATCAAATTTAATTGTTTGATTACCTTGCCCAGCTTGCGCAAGAATAATATTTTTTGCTTTTAAAAATTGGTCTGCTACTGCTTGGGTAATACTTGCATTTTTAGTAATTTCCTTTTTTCCAATTTCTGGGTCGAATCTAATCTCAATTTCATCTGTCACAAAAGGTATTTTGTCTTTAAGCATTTCTTGCTGAAACTGATTAAATGCAGCACAAAACCCATTTACATTTACACCAGCTTTAACAAAATTCTCATATTCTTCAATTCTAGTATCTAATTGTCCACCTACTAAATCTGTATCGTTAGGGCTTAAACTTTGTCTGTCTTGTCTTAATTTGCGAAGTGTAAGCTCTCTTTCTCTTGCATTTGAAATAGAAGTTGCTGTTTCTGTCGTCTTATTATTATTAAAAAATTCCTCTACAGTAGTAGCTGGTATATTGAAATTAGCTGGTGTTACATTATTAATTCTACTCAATGCTTTATGACTATAAGGCACAAAATCTATTGTATACATTGTGCCTTTATTAGTTACTTTAGTTTTAATACCAGTCATACAAATTGGAAAAAGCTTTTTTAACCCATCTAATCTTACTGGATTTTGTTCTGCTGCTGTTGATCCTTCAGTATTGCCATGCATACCAAAAAAATCTATTTGTATCATATATGGATTAAAAATATAATTAGTGCCTGGATTAACATTTAATACAGTTTGAATTAATCGATTAATAAATGTAAATCCATTTGGTTCAATAATTTGCATTGACCCTTCTACTACATTTGTACCTCGACTTGCTTGTGTTGGACTAATTACTGTTCTTAATTTAACTTCTTCAAAAAAGAAATTCTCTTGCCAAAAAGGATGCCGTTGTGGCTGAACTATAGTGGTACCAGTCTCTATGTCGGAAATTTGATTATTAAGACCAAGTCTTCCACCGCTGACTACTAAAACATTTTCAGGAACATAATTAAATGCATCATTTGAATTATTAGCATTTGACCCTATTAATCTGTTATAAGTTTGTACACTAAGCATATGCAAACTTATATTATAGGTATAACTTGCATATTGATTTAGTAGATTATCTTGTGGTTTAATTTCAGGATTAGGATTTATTTTTGTTTGATCTACAATTAAACTTGTATAAGGCCTTGGGTTAGCATCAGTTGCTTTTCCTGGTTCTTCGTTTATAAAAGTTGCTCTTCCAGAAATTACTGGTTCAGGCAGTGGAATAGTAAAAATCGGGTCTATTCTAGGAACCCCATCTAATCCTGTTACACTATATTTGTCTAAATCTGACATTTAACCCAAAGCCTGTACAATTGTAGTTTGTTTAGGAATATAAATTGTTGTGCCTGGTTTCATATCAAACACCGGGTCTTTTATTATGTTTGGATTTCTTAAAGCAAATACCCACCATAAATTAGCATCACCATATAAATCAAATGCTAATAAATCGGGCCTATTTTCGTAATTGTTATTTATAGTTAAAGTAATGTCATCTACTTGGGGAGGAATATTAGGTATAGATGCAATATCAAGATAATTGCCAAACATACTTGTACTAACATAAGGACTATATTTGCCATAAGTGACTGCCATATTAGATAAATCCTCCTGTCAATGCTCCAGTCCCTTTTACTTGGCTTACAAATTGTCCTCTTGCAAAACTTTGTAAACTAAAGTTTTGTACAACATTAGTTCTGCTGTATACAGGCTGTAAATTAACATTTATTTGACTTGCTACTGGTAATCTAATTGTAGGAATACTGGTTAAATTTATTGCATTACCAGCTACAGACCCATTTTGTACACCAATTGGTACTTCTAAATAATCACTATCTGCAGGCATGGTATGTGTAAATTGAGTTACAACACAACTAACATTTGGAAAATATGCTGTACCATATCCGTTTAAAAATACAAGTGGGGGAGGAGCCCCTGCCAATGGATCTCTACCATAAAACATTTTAGTCACACTGCGGAAAAAATGTATGACTGCTAACAAGTATTGTCCCTCGTCCCAATTCTGTACAGTAAAATCTGCATTGATATTAATAGATTGAACTTCACTACCCTCATAAAAATGACTTGCATAATTACTATGGGTTAAAAGTGTTGGGTTATACCTTGCAGTATGTGTTACTTGAATTTGCGGAGTATATGGAAAAATAACTCCCGAGGTAGCTTGCAATTTATTTAATAGTAAATTACTAGGATCGCTATAAAAATATTTTGCTAGGCTTGGCTGTAAGCTAATTCTAATTCGCCAATCG